GATAACTGGAGCAAGAGTATAATGCATATTGCATTTAATTGTTATTTGTTGTTAATCTACACTAGGTAAATATATCGTGCCAAGATACTCTAAAAGATCAAAAGACAGACTGGCCACTTGTGACCAGCGATTACAAGACGTGTTTAATGAGGTGATAAAACACGTTGATTGTTCTATATTAGAGGGGCACAGAAGCAAAGAAAGGCAAAATAAACTATATGATGAAAAACGTACTAAAGTTAAGTATCCTAATGGTCGTCACAATTCTTACCCTTCTAAAGCCGTTGACGTTACCCCTTATCCTGTTAAGTGGGAGGATCGGGAACGGCAAACTTTTTTCGCCGGGTTCGTTCTTGGTATTGCTAGGAGTATGGGGATTAACCTAAGATGGGGTGGCAACTGGGATATGTACAAAGAAAATGGTAAGTGGGAAGTCGCAGATAATAGATTTGATGATTTTCCACATTTCGAGATATACGAGTAATGGCAGGGACTACAGATACAATCCCTGCAAAACTTACTCCCGGTGAATTTGTAATCAAGAGAGAGGCCGTAGACATGATTGGTGTTCCTTTTTTAAACAAGTTAAATAATATGCCCGATGAAGGTGGTGGTCACACAGAAATTGACAAGTTAATATCTATGGCCTCTATGGAAGGTATGAAAAATATGTATGGTGGTGGAATGGTTGAAATGATGGGCGGCGGTATGGTCAAGAATAAAATGATGGGTTATGGTCATGGTGGTATGGTTAAAAGCCCAATCATGGGTATGCAAAAAGGCGGTATGGCTAAGAATTTAAAACCTGTACCGGATGACAACCCCGGACTTGGCAAGCTACCTGAGATGGTTAGAAACCGCATGGGTTATATGCAAGATGGTGGAATGGTTGATGATTCACTTATGGGGATGATGAAAGGTGGAATGGCTAAAAAGAAGAAAGGCTATGGATATCAAGATGGTGGTATGGTTGGCCCTCCAGCACCACAGAGAAATGAAATAATGCAACCCGGACAAGTTCCACCCGGAACGGTTATGGGCCCTTCAGATGCTGATATAGAACAACTTAGGATGTTAAGAGCTATGGAGCTTAAAAATTCTATAGAAGATAGCACTGTTCAAAAAGCTAGGGATAGTTTAAAACTTATGGGGTTATTAGATTCCTTGAGAAACAATCCACAGAATATTGACATTTTAGACAACCCAGATACTTTAGAGGGTTCACCATTTTTAGATAATAACATCCCATCAAGAGGTGAAATGATTAATAAAATGATGCAAATGGGCTATATTTAATGGATCAAGACCCTAGAGCTTTATACAATGAAGAGCTTTATCGGAAATGGCGTGATGCACGTTCTGATTGGGATACTGAAGCTCGTAAAGACATTGATTTTTATCTTGGTAATCATTTTACTTCTGACGAGTCCGATGAGTTAGCATCAAGAAACCAAGCAGATATACCAATGGATCGTATATCTGGAGCTATTGAAAAGTTTAAAGCAGTTCTTACGGCTAGGCCTCCGGCATTTACCATAACCCCAAGAGAGGATTCCGATGTTCAAGTATCTTCATTGTGGCGTACTGTCATGGGTTATATTTGGCAAATATCAGACGGTGATTGGCAGATGAAACAGGCCATACAAGATTATGCTACTACAGGAATGGGTTATTTGTACACTTATATAGATAGCACATCAGATTTCGGTAGAGGTGATGTCAAGTTCACATATATTGACCCCTTCAGAGTTTATGCATCTCCCAGTTCTCGTGATAGGTGGTTTAGCGATTCAGATGGTCTTATCCTTTCTACCATACTGACTGGCGAGCAAGTCATCAACCTCTACCCTGAATTAGGTGATAAAACAGACCCTATAACTGGAGAAACAATACCGGGTCTTATTAATGAAATATCCGGTTTTACTTATGATGAAGAAGATTATCCATCTTCTCAAAATAGAAACTCAATGACTGTTTTTACACCAGCAGAGACAAAAGACAAGGATTACTACCAAGTAAAGAAATATCAAATACTAGAAAGATTTTATAAAGTAAAAGTTCCTTTTTATAGGATTATTGACATGCAGACTCAAGAAGAGGATATATTATCTCAAGAAGAGTATGTTGTATTTATGGAAGGAAATTCAGAAGCTGTAGAGATGGGTGCTTTTACAGTAGTTGAGGTTTTACAGAATAGAGTTAAAGTTTGTGCCTCTGTGGGTGAGGTTGTTCTTTATGAGCAGGTTCTAAATACAGATGAATACCCCATCATACCCCTTCCCAATATCTGGACTGGGACACCTTACCCTAAGAGTGACGTTTCAAGAACTAGACCAATGCAAAGACTTTTAAATAAGTTGTGGTCTTTAGCACTGTCTCATGCACAGGCTTCTGCTGGTTTGAAACTTTTAGTACCGTTAGGCAGTGTTGATGATGTCAGTCAATTAGAACAAGACTGGGCTAATCCTAACGCTGTTATAGAAGTAGATTCATCTCAAGGCGAGCCCCATTATCCTTCTCCTCAGCCATTGTCTGGGGAGTTTTACAGACTAATTCAACAGTCTGAATTTTATATTGACTTTATTTTTGGCTTGCCTGAGATGATGCATGGTTTGTCAGATAAGGCTCCAGAAACAATGAGAGCCACAGAAAGAATGATAGCTTTAGGTAGCGAAAGACCAAAGTCAAAACTTAGAGATATAGAGTTTAGCATCAATAGATTGGGTAAAGTTATCTACAACTTATCCAAAGGTCACTATACTCATAAAAAGATTTTTCGTTTATCACAGCCAAATAACAATATAACTGAAGTTATGGCTAACTTCTATACAGATGTTAGTGGTGCTGTTTTAGATTTAAAGAAAGATAGGCATGCTTTAGACCAGCATGATATAAGAATTGAACCGGGATCAACAATGCCATCAAACAAATATGCTGAATTAAATGTATATTTAGAGGCATTTAGAATGGGTATAGTTGATCGTTACGAAGTGCTAAAGAAAAACCCTGAGTTGTTTGATAAAGAAGGTATTATGAGGAGAACTGAAGAAAAGCAATTAATGCAAAATCAAATAAAGTCTATGGAAGCACAGATAAAGAATTTGCAAGGTGACTTGCAGACTGCCCAAAGAGAATCTGTTAGCGACAGAAAGAGAGTTGAAGTTGAGAAATTTAAGTCTCGACTTAACGAAGTCTCTTCTGAGTCAAAAGCAGATAGGAGGGTACAGCGTAGTAAACTCGAAAACGAGGTGAAGCTCGAAGTGGAGAAATTAGCCAACAACCTGAAAGAAGTTCAGCGTAAGGTTAGTTCAGCTCCAGAAGCATAGAGACATCTAAAAGGAGGATATATGTCAACGCTAGAACAACAGGAAGCAAACGTCTTAAACGAACCAGTGGCTAATGGAGCTGGCCTCGTGGAAGATATTGTCGAGAATCAAATGCCTAATGAGCAAACTCCACAAGAGTTAGCTCAACAGGATTTGCCAGAAGAAACACAGGATCAGGCTATTTCAGTTGATTATGAAGCTGAGGCTAAGAAGTTTCAATCTATGTATGATCGGTCTCAAGCCGAAAATGCTAAATTGCAACAAGGAGCTCAGATTTTACAGCTACTGGAACAGAGACCAGACCTAGTGCAGAAACTGCAAGACGGTATAGCTAATCCAGAGGACACAGCAAAACAGGAGCCCGGTCTCAAAGAAGATGATTTTAATCCTTGGGAAACTTTTAAACCCGGTACTGTAACTGGAGATTATGTTGCTAATCAACTTAATAGCCAGATGGAAAATATCGTAAATAAAAAGTTAGCCCAACAACAGCAACAGATGCAGGCTGAAATGCAACTGAATAACACTGTTGGTGAACTTAGAAGTACTTACAAAATGTCTGATAATGACATTCGTGATTTTCTTAGTTTTACTACACAGCCAAAAGAACAGGTTGGTCTAAATAATCTTGTTAAGCTTTGGCAGATGCAGAATGGACAGTCTGTTGCTAATAATGATACAATACAGGCGGTAAATGCGGCCAAACAAGCACCCAGAACAGCAGGCGTACTACAGGGACAAGCACCTCAAACGCCTAAAACAGATACCGACAACATGTTTGATGGTATCTTAAATTCTGGTAGTGGGGCTCGTTTACCATAATTAAAACAAAATACACAAAAGAGGAAAAATAAATGGCAATTTCATTTAATTCTGGAACTTTAAAGTCCAGTGATATAACTGCTACTACCTCAGATGCTAGTGTAGGACAACGACCCGATAGACGGCGAATATTTAATTTCGGTGACAGAGTTGCCGAATTGACTCCAGAAGAGTCACCATTTTTCGTATATCTTAACAAGGTCGCTAAATCTCCTACTGACGACCCAGTATTTCGTTATCTGGAAAACCGTAATAAAATCAGCTTTACAGACCGATCCTTTTTAATTAAAGGAAATGTAAATGGTGCTTCTGCTGTAGCGGCAAATGAAAATCACTCATTTACTGTAGACACAGCAGGCGGTGCCGCTGTTGAGTTTCTTGTAAAGGGTATGGTTTTTGCGGTTGGTACAGTTGACACAACCGCTGGTTACGGTCAAGCATTGGTTAGGGTTGATAGCGGTGTTAGTCATACTTCAAATGATTCTACTTTTACAGGTAAGATTATTGATGTATCTACTGTTAGTGGAAGTAACTCAATAGCTGATGATGATGTAGCACAAATCATAGGAACTTCATACGAAGAGGGGTCTGGTTCTCCAGATGTTTTTTCAAGCGAGATTGAAGATGGTTTTGGTTATACGCAGATTTTTAAAACTGCGGCTGAAATGACCAATACAGCATACGCAACTCGCTATAGAGGTTACGCTGATGAATGGTCTCGCATCTGGGCTACCAAACTTCGTGAGCATAAAATTGACATTGAAAGAGCTATGCTCTTTGGTCAAAAAGCTCTCGTAGGTGGTATCCAGTACACAGAGGGTTTAGTAGGTCACATTGTTAAAAATGTAAGTCCAGTTACTGATACCAGTGCTTTTAGCTACACATCAGGAAGTGCTTATCACAGAACTGTAGCTCAGGATGAATTAACTTACGATAGGTTACTTAGTGACCTTGAAGTAATCTTTGATCCAGCTCGTGGTGGTGCTTCTGACAAGCTAGTTCTTTGTTCACTACCAGTAATTACATTCTTTAACAAGTTAGGTGCAGATGCTTTCCTAAATCAGTCTTTACTGTCTGGTTCTTCAACCGCTGTTAATACTGGTGCATCTCTTGCTCGTTATAACATGTCCGAAAGACAAGGTGCTTTTGGTCATAGCGTAATGGTAATTGATACGATTCATGGAACATTAAACCTAGTTAAAGAGCCTCTATTTAGAGGTATTGCTTCTGGTTTTATGTTGATGGCTGATATGAGTCAAGTTGCATACAGACCGCTTATTGGTAATGGTATCAATCGTGATACTCAGGTTATGACTAATGTTCAAGCCGCTGATGAGGATTTAAGAAAAGATATGATCCTTACAGAAGCTGGTCTTGAAGTTACTTTGTCTGAGTCTCATGCATTGTACAACCTAGAAGGAGTATAAGATGAGAGCTGATTATCTAAATAATAATAGTGGTAAATCTGATCTTAAACTAAAAGTAGAGATTATAAATGCGGCTAAAACCTTAACTGCTTTAGATTCCGGTAAGGTTTTTATGGTTCA